TATGACGTACCATATATCTGTGGACGTATGGAAAGATTATTTGGTGAGAAAGAAATGAAGCAGATGTCTCCATGGGGCATCGTGCATCGAGAAGAGATGGAGATAAAAGGTCGTGATCAAATATTGTACAACATGTATGGAATCAATGTTGTTGATTATCTTGACTTGTATAAGAAATTTACTTATACTAACCAAGAATCATATAGACTAGATCATATTGCAAATGTAGAACTTGGTCAAAGAAAACTTGATCACAGTGAGTTTGAAAACTTCAAAGATTTCTATACAAAAGATTGGCAAAAGTTTATTGATTATAATATTATTGACGTGGAACTTGTATCTCGTTTAGAGGACAAGATGAAGTTGATAGAACTTGCTATTGCTCTAGCATATGATGCTAAGGTAAACATCAGAGATGTATATTATCAGGTGAGAATGTGGGACACTATCATCTATAATTTTCTGAAGGATAAGGGTATAGTTGTCCCACCTGCAAAACGATCAGACAAGAACGAAAAGTACGAAGGAGCATATGTCAAAGAACCGATACCAGGACGCTATAATTGGGTGGTTAATTTTGACCTCAATAGTCTGTACCCTCATCTTATTATGCAATATAATATTTCCCCAGAAACCCTCCTTGAAAAAAGGCATCCCAGTGCAACTGTTGATAAACTCCTCGCGAAATCTGTAGAGATAAATGGTGACTATTGTGTAGCACCTAATGGTGCACAATATCGTAAAGATATACACGGGTTCTTACCTGAGATTATGCAAAAGATATACGATGAACGCACGTTGTATAAGAAGAAAATGCTTAAGGCAAAAGATGAGTATGAAAGGAACCCATCTTCTAAACTAGAGAAGGATATTAGTAAGTTTAATAATATACAAATGGCACGTAAGATTCAATTGAACAGTGCTTATGGTGCTATTGGTAATCAATACTTCAGATATTATAATTTACGTAATGCTGAAGCTATTACTTATGGTGGTCAATTCAGCATTCGTTGGATTGAAAACAAAATGAACGTGTACCTAAACAGGGTACTGAAAACTAAAGGAGAAGATTATGTCATTGCTAGTGATACTGATAGTATCTACCTCAATATGGGTCCTCTGGTCGAGACTGTATACAAGGGGAGAGAGAAAACTGATGAGAGCGTTGTTGGGTTCCTTAATAAGGTCAGTGAAATGGAACTTGAGCCTTATATTCAAAGTTCTTACGAAGAACTGGCCGAGTATGTCAGTGCCTATGACCAGAAGATGATCATGAAACGTGAGAACATTGCATCGAGTGGTATCTGGACAGCAAAGAAAAGATATATGCTCAATGTTTGGGACTCAGAAGGTGTAAGATACAACAAACCAAAACTTAAAATGATGGGGATCGAAGCAGTTAAATCTTCGACACCTGCACCATGTAGAAAAGCTATTAAAGATGCCATTAATATTATGATGGATGGCACAGAAAAAGACTTGATAACCTTTATAGATAGATTCAAGGATGAATTCAATTTGTTACCGCCTGAAGACATAGCATTTCCTAGATCAGTCAATGGACTACGCAAATTTAAAGCGTCAGGAACCGTGTATACAAAGGGCACCCCTCTACATGTTCGTGGAACTTTGCTTTATAATTTTTATATCGCAAAGAACAAACTCCAGTACAAGTATCCGTTAGTTCAAGAGGGTGAAAAAATAAAGTATATCTATCTTAGACGACCAAACAAAATCAGTAATGAAAACGTAATCTCTTTCCTTAATACATTCCCTCGTGAACTGGGAGTGGAAGGGCAGATAGATCGTGATGCCCAATTTAAAAAAGCATTTCTCGACCCTTTACGAATCATCACAAATGTGATAGGATGGGAGACAGAGAAAGTATCTAACCTTGAATTTTTATTTGCATGACTTCATCATTTTTAAAAGGAATTGTCAAAGAGATTGACAATGAATACGCAGGTCTTCTATCTGAAGGTGGCGTAGGTGACATTGAATCATTTGTTGATACGGGATCATATATTTTTAATGCTCTTGTTAGTGGTTCAATCTATGGAGGTGTACCCTCTAATAAGATTACTGCACTAGCAGGTGAAAGTGGTACAGGTAAAACATTCTTTGCTATGGGTGTTGTACAAAATTATCTTGCAGAGAACCCTGATGCAGGTGTAGTTTACTTTGAATCAGAAGCTGCTATCACTAAAGATATGATTGATGAACGTGGCATAGATGGTTCACGTATGATCTTAGTTCCTGTTACTACAGTACAAGAGTTTCGGACTCAAGCACTACAAATATTAGACAAATATCTTAAATTAGACATAAAAGATCGCAAACCTATGATGTTTGTGTTAGACTCTTTGGGAATGCTTTCAACATCTAAAGAACTAGCAGACAGTGCCGAGGGTAAAGACACTCGTGACATGACTAGAGCACAAGTTGTTAAAGCAATTTTTAGAATTCTTACATTAAAATTAGGTAAAGCGAATGTCCCACTACTTGTCACAAATCACACCTACGATGTTGTCGGTGCTTACATCCCAACCAAAGAGATGGGCGGTGGTAGTGGTCTTAAGTACGCTGCTAGTACGATCGTTTACCTCTCGAAAAAGAAAGAGAAAGACGGTAAAGATGTCATCGGAAATATTGTCAAAGCTAAGGCAGCAAAGTCTCGTTTAACAAAAGAAAATTCACAAGTAGAAACACGTTTATACTATGATTCTAGAGGACTTGATAAGTATTATGGTCTCTTAGAACTAGGAGAAAAGTATGGAGTATTTGAACGTAAAGGAAATCGTGTAGTTATAGGAGAAACTAGTGTATATCCCTCTGCAATTCTTAAAGAACCAGAGAAATATTTCACTGAAGAAATTATGGAAAAACTTGACTGGGCAGCAGGTCAAGAATTTAAGTATGGATCATGAAAATAGATTTATTTCCAACAACAGTTCGTAAGTATAATATCCCTAACAATGATATGTTCTTAACGCACTGGACTAAAGAATATAATGAATGTAAATTCAAAGAAATATCTCCATTAATCATGGGATATGATGATATAGGTCATGACTTAACATTACCTTACGTTGATGTTCTAAATGAATTCATGATTGATCTTGGTGTCAATGAAACTCATTCATTTTCTCTACAAGCATTTGTTTTTAAATGTTTAGAGAAAGGAGAGAGCGTAGACAAAGGTGATTTCTTACCAAGTCATTATACAATGGTTCATTATCTAAATGAATGTAAGAAGTCTGATTCATTCTTTCATCCTATAAGACAAATAGTTCAATCTTTTGATCCTGTTGGTGTTCCAGAATGGATATGGGATGCAGGATTGTATATTAATGCAGGTGATATTTTAATCTATCCATCTTACTTGGAAACTGCTTCTCCTAGGAATGAGTTGACAGATCCAAGAATGACTGTTACAGTGCCTATAGTTTTAAAACCAAATGAGCAAGGTAGAAAACCTAGTAATTAAAAATCTTCTCCTTGATGAGGAGTATGTTAGAAAAGCTATGCCTTTTATCAAGGCAGAGTATTTTTCTGATCTCCTAGAGAAGAACTTATACAATGTAATTAATAAATATTTTACAGACTACAGTGCTTTACCTACAAAAGAAGCATTAGAGATTGAAGTTGGACAACTTGGAAATATATCAGACGAACAACATAGACAAACTATACAATATATCAGAGATATTGATGATGAGAAATCAGAGTATGATTGGATATTAGATACAACTGAAAAATGGTGTAAGGAACGTGCTATTTACCTTGCACTTATGGAGTCAATTAAGATAGCAGAAGGTAATGATGAGAAGAGAGCTACGGGTGCAATACCTAGTATACTTTCTGATGCATTAGCAGTGAGTTTTGATAATCATATAGGACATGATTACCTACAAGACTACGAAGAAAGGTACGAATTCTATCATCAGACCGAGGAAAAGATTCCATTTGATTTGGAGTTCTTCAACCGCATCACAAAAGGTGGTTTACCTAACAAAACTCTCAATATTGCTCTCGCAGGTACTGGTGTGGGTAAGTCTCTTTTCATGTGCCATGTTGCTAGTAGCATTCTCCTTCAAAGTAAGAATGTTTTGTACATTACTTTGGAGATGGCAGAAGAAAAAATTGCAGAAAGAATAGATGCAAATCTATTGAGTGTAGATATACAACAACTTGACCAGTTACCTAAGATGATGTTTGATTCTAAGGTAAATAAGATTGCAAAGAAAACACAAGGTCAACTAATTATTAAAGAGTATCCAACTGCATCTGCTAGTGTAGGACACTTCAGAGCATTGCTCAATGATCTTGCTCTCAAGAAAGCATTTAAACCAGATATTATATTCATAGATTACTTAAATATATGTGCATCAAGTCGTTATTCAAAATTAGGTAATGTCAACTCCTACTCCTACATCAAAGCAATCGCAGAAGAACTTAGAGGACTTGCAGTGGAAGCAAATGTACCTATCGTATCTGCTACTCAGACCACTCGTTCTGGTTATGGTAGTAGTGATGTGGATCTTACCGATACCAGTGAGTCCTTTGGTTTACCTGCTACTGCTGACCTTATGTTTGCTCTTATCTCTACCGAAGAGTTAGAGGAAATTAATCAAATTATGGTAAAACAACTTAAGAATAGATACAATGATCCTACTCTTAACAAAAGGTTTGTTGTTGGAATAGATCGTGCTAAGATGAGATTGTATGATGTAGAACAATCAGCACAAAATGACATCGTAGATGCTAATCAAGAGGTAGATGCTACAACTAAAAGTTTATCAGAAAAATTTGCAAAGTTAAAAGTATGAGTGACATTCATTTTCAAAAACATAGAGTGTTTCGTGAGACAGAAGATGTCATTTTTTATGACATATCAGTGGACGAATCAAATGCATCTGATTTAGTGGTACATACTGGTGCTGCTACCTCACCTCCTGATGATATGGTAGGTGCAAAACAGTTTTATATTCATAGTTTTCAAGATGATTACAACAGAGTTGTATCAGGAGAAAGAACATTTGAATTAGTTAATTTTGAATGGAAATATCCCTACCATATTGTGCACTTAAATGTACAAAGTGGTGCTCTAATTATACCTCGTGAAACTTATCATCGTTCTGTCTCTGGAGAGGGAGGAAGTATAGTAATAAATCAAGCAAAAAGATATGATGGTTTTGATTCTACACAAGAATTTATTCCTGTTTCTGCAGCAGAGGTAAAGAGATTATACAAAGTATTATTACATGAGAAACCAGTGATACATCAGTTGGGAGAATGAGAGTAGCCGCTATACATTATGGTAATCATGACGCTAATGCTTGTATCTACGATGGTGAGGTCAAGCATTATTTTTTGGAAGAAAGATTCAGTCGTAAGAAGCATGATGATAAGCATTTTCACATCTATAAAAACATACTGAAGGTAGATGAACCAGTAGATCTTATAGTATTATCTTACTTTGGTGATAAGACATTTTTAGGTGATGATAGTTTAAAATATACTAAGGTATTTCTTGAAGAATATAAGAAAAAACATGGCAAACTTCCTAAAGTTATAAAGGATAGTCGTCATCATAAATTTCATGCAGCAGGTGCATACTATAACAGTGGATTCGATGATGCACTTGTCGTAGTTATTGATGGTTCAGGTAATCTTTCTGATGGATTGTTTGAAGCTGAGACTGTTTTCATAGGTGGTTCATTTGAAAAAGTATATGAGAATAAAATAAAATTTTATCCTTGGATGAAAGGTCATTCTATGATGGGATTGGGTTATCTATACTCCTCTGCAGCAGTGCAGATGGGTGAACAATGTCTTCAAGCAGGTAAAGTTATGGGACTTAGTGCTTACGGAGATGCACATACAACACACATAAAAGATGACTTGTATGTAGACGATGATTTGTTCCATTGTAAGGACATTCACCTCATGTTTTATGATCAGCATCACATGAATGTAGCACAGGAATTATATGGTAAGAAAAGTCTTGATACTATAACAAACTTAACACAGTCTAACTACAAACCCTATGCAGATTTTGCAAAAGAAGTACAAATTGATACACAAAATGTGGTAATTAAAATTGTACGAGATTCTTTAGAGAAAACTGGGCTACATAAGGTTTGCATGACTGGTGGTTATGCAATGAACATCATTACCAATAACTTATTGGTCGAAACTTTCCCAGATGTTGAGTTCTATTTTGAACCAATGGCTACAGATGTTGGCATTTCCGTAGGAGCTGCTATACTATACTCAAAGGAAAGAAAACCACTAACCACCACCTCATTTCACGGATGGCATTATGACCTATCAGAATATAAAGGGGAGGAAGTTGACCTCCAAGGAGTTGCTAGACTCCTTCAAGAACAAAAAAGCATCGCCATATATCATGGACACGCTGAAGCTGGACAACGAGCACTTGGGAATCGATCCATCCTCTACACCGCATTCGATCCAAAAGGAAGAGAAGTAGTTAATAGGATCAAGAAACGTGAATGGTATAGACCATTTGCAGCATCAGTACTAGAAGAAGATGCACATCTATTCTTTGACATTAAAACATCCAGTCGTTTCATGACACAATGTTATAAAGTTAAAGACATACCAATCCCTTCTGTAACTCACATAGATAATACATGCAGAGTACAAACTGTAACCAGTGGACATCTATATGATTTGTTACTAGAGTTGAAAAAACTCACAGGTTATGGTATAATACTTAATACTAGTCTCAACTTAGCAGGTGAACCATTGGTTGAGACACCACAGCAAGCATTAGATATCCTTGCTAAATCTGATTTAGATTACGTATGGTTCCCAGAGATAAAGCAATTAATTTCATGACTATAGATTTTGATAAGTACAGTGTATTCGTGGATGCTGTCACATCCGATTCCAGTAAAGATTTTGTCTATCTTGCTGATCGTTTGGTTGAACTTGACCAAAAGGGTGCCAATATTGAACGTCTTACCACTGCTGGCGTTGGGCTTGCTGCTGAGTCTGGTGAGTTTTTGGAGATCGTTAAGAAGATGGTCTTCCAAGGTAAGCCTTGGAACGACGACAATAGAGAACATCTTATTATTGAGTTGGGTGATGTTATGTGGTACGTAGCAAACGCTTGCATAGCATTAGACATATCTTTTGATGAAGTCATAAAAAGAAATGTCAAAAAACTAGAGAAAAGATATCCTGGCGGTAAGTTTGACATCTCTGATTCAGAAAACCGTGCAGCAGACGACCTCTAAATTTCATCAAGCATTCCCCACTATCATATATGAAAAGAAACTAGGTGGTTTCTTACCCTCACTTTATAAAAGTTTTGAGGATGCCAAGTTTGATAACACATCAGGTAAAATTACAGGGGAATTGAATGGTAAAGTTCTTGTTCATCAAGACAAGAGACTAGACCATTTTTTTAGAGCTGTGAAAGGATGTGTTAGGGAGTACATAGACCACTTTGCAATAGATAAAAGTACATTTGAAATTAACTTTGCAAAGACATGGTTTACTATATGTGATCCTGGTCAACACTTTCCTATTCATTATCATTCTTGCTCACATATATCATGGGTGTACTATATACAGACACCTGGCGATCCAATAATTTTAACAAAAAGAAATCCTAACGAGTGGTTCGGAGATGCGTTTAAACTTATTAAAGAAAATAGATATAACAATGGTGATGGGTATGCTATCACACCACAACCTGAGCATCTTGTTATGTTTCCTGGTTCTCTTGAACATTATACTTCTCCAGAACCCAGAGAACATAGAAGAATTAGTCTCGCTGGTGACATCGTTCTAACTCTAAAACATAGAACCGATACAGAATCAGGTATGCTACCTCCTAGATACTGGAAGCAGTTCTAAATAGTTCTATGAACTTATCAGATTTTTATCGTCAAGGAAAGAGATATGATAACCGTCCAGAAACCTTTGTAAAAAGGATTGTGGATGGGGGTATTTTTGAGCTTGATGATGACAATGGGTTCCTAGAAATTTTTGAAGTTACTATCTATTTTAAGGATGGCACTGAACAGAAGTATACTAAAGATCAACTTAAACAAGACAAGTGGGCTAATGCTCTACTGACAGACTTGGATACATTAGCAAACTCAGGTGGTCTAAGGGGTAAGGCACAGATAGAACTCTGGGGATCTATGAAAGATTGGGATAGTAACTTTACATATGATTGGGTATTTAAAGATTTAAAAAAGACTGACCACTTTGGTGGTAGGGGAGCAGGTGGAAAGAAAGTTAATATGGGTGAGAAGTATGAACAAGATCTTGCAAAAAGTTTCTATGCTTATGCTGATGGAGGAGGACCTTATCCTAACCATGTAGAAAAAATATTAAAAGCAATATGTAAATCGAGAGCAGGTAAATGTTTTAAATCTGCAGAACATGTGGGTGGTAAGAACTCACCTCGACCTATTCAACAAAGAGGAAGTGGTGCATTTTATATTTCAGCAGGTGGTAAAGACAAAAAAGATATTGGATCAACTCTAACAGATATCACTTTAAAGATTGGTAAACCAGGCAAGGGTGGAGGTAATGAATCAATATATTTGTCAGTTAAATTTGGAGATACTCTTTCATTCTTTAACATTGGTGTTAGAGGTCCTAAAAGTGAAAATGCAGAGGGGTTGAGATTATTTCCCAAATCAAAACTAGAATCTGGTGAGATTCCAGAAGAAGGACAAAGGTATTTGGATATGTTTAATATAGATCATGGAAAATTCTTAGATGTATTCTCTAAGTATGATAAAGAAAGTAAGACACCCACAGTAGCAGACCATAGAACTTCACATCAAATAGAAGGACAGGCAAAAAAAGATCTTGAAGATCTATGTGCTAGTGGAGTAGGATATGGGTATTGGATGGTGCATTATACTGGAACAGATCTACATGTATATGAAGTCACTAAGTCATATATGAAAAGTGCTAGTACATTAACAAGTGATACTATTGGTATTGATTATGGTGGAGCAGGTGGAGCAGGTAAAAGAATTGATATTAATTTTCAAACTAAAGAGTATGATTTTAAATTTAATATTAGATCTAAATCTGGTGGTGAAATTTATCCTACACACAGCAACGGAGATTACTTTAAAAGATAATGGCTAATATAACACAACTAAAACATCTAGAACATCTAGAAGATGAGATGCTCAACTATGGAGTTGAGGGTTGTCATGCTGCTGTGTCTTTTCTAAAAGAACTAAGGAAGATGATTGGTAAGAAAGCTTCTGGTTCTTTAATGCAAACCAAATGGGATGGAGCACCATCAGTTGTATGTGGTAAGCACCCTCTTACAGGTAGATTTTTTGTGGGTACTAAATCAGTGTTCAATAAAACAGAACCTAAACTCTGTTATTTTGATGAGAATGTAGATTCATATTATTCCACCATACCTGATCTCAGAGACAAGTTAAAAGTTGCTTTGAGGGAGTTTAAAAAATTAGATATTAATGGTGTAATACAAGGAGATCTTCTTTATACTGACGATGTAGTGGAGGAAGAAATTAATGGACAAAAACTGTACACATTCAGACCTAATACTATTACCTATGCCATACCAGTAGATCATCCTTTAGGTGAACAATGTAGAGCATCAAAAATTGGTGTGGTATTTCATACTCATTACTCAGGTGATGATCTTGAATCAATGCAAGCTCAAGGTGGTGTACCAGATAGTATGATTGGGAGTACTTCTGATGTATTAAACATCAAGAATACCACTCCTATGAATCAAGTTAACTTTTCTACAGCTGAGTTTACTCAATTTGATAGACATGTAGCAGAGATAGAAAGAATGTGTGGGTTTTCTGGAGATTTCTTAGATGAACTCCTTGGTCTTAAGGGTACAAAAGGTGATGCTAAATGGCATATAGCATCATACATGAAACAGTTTTTCAATGATCAGATAAAAAAAGCTCAGACCATTAGCAATCCTGAGAAAACATTAGCAGATATGATTAACTTCTATGATGGCAAAGTAAATGCTGCTGCTAGTAAATTATCCCCTAAAACACAGGTACAGAAAAAGAATTTAATCTATGCAAGTCAAAACTATGCGGTAGAAAATGCTGATAAGTTCAAAGGTGTACTCAAATTATATAAAGAACTACAAGCATTGAAGACAATGGTGATAGGTAAACTAGATGAACTAGAAAAAACTATTCAGACATATGTTATGACTGATAAAGGGTATAAGATCACGGGTCACGAAGGTTATGTTCTACATAAAGATGGAGACATGATCAAGTTTGTTAACCGTATTGAGTTTTCATATAACAACTTCACACTCGCAAAGCAATGGCGATAGAATTAGAATCTAGGGTCTGTTATTTTACGTTTGGTAGATTCCAACCCCCTACAATAGGACATAAGGAGAACTTTATGGCTGTAAAGAAAGCAGCTAAAGGTCATGACTATCGCATATACATTTCTCAGACTGTAGATAAGAAAGGAACTAACCCACTAGATCCTGATACAAAATTAAAGTATATGATTAAGATGTTTCCTGAGCATAGGGGAAAAATTTTTAGTGGACCTAGAGATCCAACTGCAGTTTTCCAACATATTATGCAAGATGGATACCATGAAGCATACTTTCTTGTTGGATCTGATAGAGTAAAAGCTATGCAGTGGGTTAAGAACTACAACCATAAAGATTATTCTTTCCGTAAGATGGATATTATATCATCTGGAGAACGTGATGCTGATGGTGATACCTTTGCAATATCTGGAACAAAAATGCGGAGAGCAGCTAAGGTAGGTGACTTCACAACGTTTAGGAAAGGTATTCCTTCCGCACTTCCAGACAAGCAATGCAGAGAGTTGATGATAGAAATACACGATAACATGTAAACCCGTATAAATAAACTTGATATGTACACATATATTAATGAAATCTTTCTCGGACTTTGCGAAGAAAACTAAGGTTGCGGAAGCA